GAAGCGTATTTGGTAGAAATATTTTCTGCTCATACTTTGCGTAATAAATATCGCACAATTGCGGTGAAGGTTGGTGAGTAATGGGATACATAGAAATATTTCGCCTTGATGAACAAGGTGCTGGGTGGGTTGATCTTTCTGAGGCTACCCCCGCAGAATTGCTTGACCTAGAAATTGGTCTATTTAATGAAGGGGCTTTGTGAGATAAATCACAAGGCAACACACCCCCCTAAACTGGAAAATGTCAGCGATAACTGATAGAATTACAATTCAAACAATAAAGAAAGGTGGTCAGAAATGACTTACACTATAAGACTAGAAACCTACAATGGTGCTACTAAAAAAATAAACCTACCTTCTAAAGGTGCGGTTGCTCAATTCATAAACACTTACCCAAACAAATTACCTGTTGGCATATCTGTTAAATTAGATTGTGACGCTTTAGGTATTCGTGGCACACTTAGAGGAAAGGCGTTGGTGAAATAATGATAAACTCCGTAATGTCTTTTGCTTGTGATGAATGTTCAGGTTCAGGTCTTATCTTTTGGGGTAATGACCTTGACTATGATGTAGAAAAATGCGAGTGTAAAGATTTTACCCTTGGCACTTTATTTACTAGCGGAGAGGCTAACTAATGACTAGAAAAGACTATATCCAAACCGCTAATATCTTAAAAGAATTTATAGATGAAATTCCGCAAACTACTTATGAGGATTTGGTAGATCAATTTTGCCAATGGTTCAAATCAGATAACGCAAATTTTGACTACGCAAGATTTGAAAAGGCTTGCGGAATTGATGAAATTGGTTTAATTCCTGTTGGCTCTGAAATGTTTAAAGTATAAATAAAAATCCTGGACACGATTTAAAACTGTCCGAACATTTGTTCTAAAATCCCCCGAGGCGTTTTCCACAGGTTTATCCACAGGGCGATTATGTGGTTAAGATCACACTCCAGATTGTCCAGATTAGGGCGTCTGATTGGATTTTGTCAGTCCAGTATGATAGGATAAAGATATAACGAAAGGAAACAAATGGGAAAGTTTAAAAACACACTAATGGAAATACTTGCTCATGATGAGTGCTATGGAGCAGGTTGGCAATTTACAGGAAATGCGATAGACTATGATGTATGGGCGTGTGAGTGTAATCCTTACAATATCCCTGCTGATGAAATACAGGAATACCACCAATTATTCAAAACTAAGGAGAACGCATAATGGAATATACTTATTCACTTACTACTTCATATGACGGAAAGTTAATTCATACCCTGCGAGTTAGCGATATGCTAGAAGCAGTTAATGCTTGGACTAAATGCGTGGACTATGGAACTGCTAAGGAATACGCAACCTATAATTTGTCTGACCCAACAGGTAAAATGTATACTAAAACTTTCTTTACTAATGGAGAGGTCGTAATTAAATAATGGGAAGCATAACAGCAATAGGTTTAGCAGATACAACGCTAGACCTAGAAACGCAATTAAAGTATCACTTGCAAGGTAATCATTATCCACCAATACCAACAATAATGGTGCAACCTTGCATTGAGGCAATTGATGCTGCATATGATGAGGATTGGGATAGAAAGATTAACTTGCCTTGTGATGGTGTAGATAAAAATGGTGAGCCATTTCAAATTACTTGGAAAGGTAATGCTTGGACTACTGCCAGCATGTTAATAGATCATGCACACCTACAATGGTTCATTGAGCCAGTAGATGAGGAAGAAAATGATTGATCTAGAAAATGATGATACTATTGCTCTTATGGATTACTATAAAGTTGATATATTAACTGCGGGACAGTTAATGGTTGACGATTGTATTCTAGTTGCTGATGAGGTTGTGTCTATTGTAGATATAGTTTCACTACGTGATGGATACACTTTAGAAATTGTAAATGATTTTGGTGAAAGAGAAATAATTGAAGTTGGCGAATACGACCAATTTGATTTAATGATGTTGCAGTAAAAAGCGGGGGCTCGGGCAATTTGTCCGATTTGTACTAATTAAGGCGACTTGATATTTTTCCCATATTCTGCTAGAATTTTTATATGACTACACCACAGTTAAAAAGATCGTTTGACAGAAAGGTTGCTAATCTTGTCACAAAAAATGGAAAGCAAGCCGCTATGGCAAATACTTTTGGATTACCTGCTGGTAAAGAATTCTCATGTCCTGGTGCCACTAGCGTCTGCGAAAGCGTCTGCTACGCAGGAAAACTTGAAAAGTTATTCAAAGGAGTAAAGGCTAACCTTTTACACAATTGGGAATTATTAAAAGACGCTGATGAACCTACTATGGTTGATCTATTAGAGAACATGATTGCTGATTTTAAAAAAGATTGTGAAAAGAAAAATGCTCCCTTACTATTCCGTATTCATTGGGACGGTGATTTCTTTAGTGATACTTACACTAGAGCATGGCAATATATCATCCTTAATAATACAGATATAAAATTTTGGGTATACACTAGAGTACACTCTGCAGCGGTAATGCTTAAGGGTATACCTAATCTATCTTTATACTATTCCACAGATAGTGAGAATAAGGAGATAGGTGTTAGTTTAAAGAAAGATCATGGCATACGCCTTGCATACCTTGCAAAGAATTTTGCTATAGGTCAAGCAGATATGAAAGAGTTATTTAATAAACCTGGCGCTAAGTGTCCTGAAAACTTAAAGGCAATTCCGCTTATCTCATCTAGTGGCTCCGCTTGTGTTTCATGCGGATTATGTGTATACTCTAAGAGCGATATAGTTTTTTCATCATCTAAAAAATAGGGGGTAGTGTTTGGAAGTCTTAATAGTATTATCAGTTATATTCGCCTATCTATTGTTCGCTGGCATGGGGCACTAAATGTCCGTTTTGTCCGTTTTTGTATTGTAATGTGAGATACATCACTAGTATTACATCTCAAAATATGAGATTATCAGAAATATAATTTGTATTTTTGAGCAAAAAATGTTAGACTTATACAGTAAGCCAAACCAACAGAAAGGGACACAAATGTCCGTAGCAAACGCAACATACAAAGTAGGCGACACCTACACATCACAAAAATCAAAGGTAGTAGGAACTATTACCGAAATTGTGCCAACTAACAAGAACACAGTTAGAGTTAAGTTAGATGTTAATGGCGCAACTCGCTGGACAACTTGGACAGCAAAGTAATCTTAGCCTAGTGGCTAAAGTCCTGAGCATGACGAGAAACTGCTCAACTTAATACCCCCATCAAACCCATCAACAGATAAGGAAACCATCACAATGGCAAGAAGCAAACCCATCAGCGTTAAAATCGCTACTGCTAAGGTTATCACCGCCTTAGAAAATAGGTTAGCAGAACTAGAGGCTAACTATAAAACACAAGACGAGAACGAAGCAAAGTTCCAAACCGCAATAGAGGCTTGGAAAAAAGAACTATTTGCTTTTGCTATCGCTAATGTTTCTAAGGCTGAAAACCTACGCACCAACTATCGTCAATGGTCTAGCAACCTTAATGTTGATTTTGATTTAACAGTTAAGGAAGGCGAGTTCCCTGCTGAACCTCAAAGAGCGTTTGAGCAACTTCATCAGCACACTTATCGTGAGCAGAAAGATGAAATGGAAAATGCTATCCGTATCCTTAAAATGACAGATGAGGAAACAGTTAGCACTAGCACATATAACGCTATTGCTCGTTATCTTTAATTAGATAATTAGGTGGGGAAGGGTATTTGACTTCCCCCCTAAAAAATGTTAGACTAAGTAAGTAAGCAACCACCACAACAGAAAAGGAAAATCATGACACTAGGCGGATACACATATCAAATTGGTGATTTATTCACCACTAGTAAAACAGGCGTAACTGGTAGAATTGTAAAGTTCTCACCAATTAACTCTAAACTTACTAGAGTATCTCTACAATTAGCAAATGGCGCACAACGCCTTGCTATGGTAAGCACAACTAAATAATTTATCTCTGATAAGCACTTGGCTTAATTGCTAAGTTATTCCTGAGATAAGATTCCTGAGTAAGAATCTAAACTGCTCACTTTTTAATTGCCCTGCAAAAATCCCCCGAGGGGCGTGTGATCTAAATCATATCTCATTATGTGAGACTAATTAAGAACGGCATTTGCATTTCCACAATCTTGATGATATTATTGTATTAACAGAAAAGGAACCCCTAATGAGCGAAATACTAACACAGGAGCAGTTAACTGTTTCTTATAACCCTAACCTACTAGTTACGTACAAGTATGTTCCAGAAACCTATGCAGCGCCAGAGTCACCTACATTCATGACTGATAAGGTTACTGACATTGAGTGGCAATTGCATAAGTCACGAGAGTATGCAGCAAGGGCTGCAGAGAGACGCAGTGACATTGCATGGCTTGAAGATCAGATTGCTGAATGGTATGATCCTAACTATTCTAAAGAAGATGTTTTAAAAGCGCTAGCAGAGCACTTTGATATCAATCCTACTAAACAGATTGAAGTTCAAGGTACTGTTTCATTCAGTGGAACAATTAATGTTCCAGTGTCTGAATTGGATGACTTTGATCTAAGTAATGTAACAATTGATGTTGATTTGAATTCATATGAGTATGACGCAGATCTTAATGTAGACGAAGTGTCTCTAGAAGACCACTACTAAATTTGATAGGGGGCTATCAAAACGGACCTGAGCACGTCCTAAAAAGGCTCCACCTCTTTGCAACCAACTCGGGCTATCCGAAATGTCCGATTTGTACCATTTAAGAAGATTAAGCCTTTTTCCCAATCCTAGTTGACATTGTCTGCCATGACTGCTAAACTTAATTAAAACAACCGAAAGGATAAAAATGGCTCATGATTTAGAAACTCAAAATGGTGTTGCATCTTTTGCATCATTTAGAGAGCCTGCATGGCATAATCTTGGTACCGTATTTGATACTGAGAAAAATACAAGTGAAATGCTTGTTGCTGCTAATCTTAATAATTGGAATGTTAGACTAGATGAATTAACAATTCCATCTAACATGACATCTGACAAAAACTACCAATATGTAGTTCGCACAAATCCTACTGACAAATCTCAAACTGATGTTTTGGGAATTGTTGGTGAGCGCTATGTTCCATTACAAAATGAAGAGTTATTTGCTTTTGGCGATAACATTCTTGATGGTGGTGGGCGTTGGGAAACTGCTGGCTCAATTAGTGGTGGGCGTGTAGTATTTGGCTCTCTTGCATTAGAGCGTGAAACTGTGTTAGACCCTAATGGTGTTGCAGATGTTGTAAAGACTTATTTACTCATCAACACATCACATGATGGTTCTATTGCAATTCAAGCAAGCATAACACCTGTTCGTGTTGTGTGCGCTAACACTCTTAATGTTGCACTTAATCGTACACGCAAGAAAGATGGCGTCAAGCAATCTTTCAAAATCCGTCATACCCAAACTGCTCAAGGTAAAGTTGCCGTTGCTCGCCAAACACTAGGCATGGCTAACTCTTACATGGATCAATTTGACAAGATGGCACATGCAATGATTGCTAAAGAAATCTCAGCACAAGATTTTAATAACATTATTCTTGCTGCTTACCCTAAGCCAGAAACTGATTCTAAGGGTTCTGTAAAGAAATGGGAAAACAAGGTAGATATTATTAACGATATTTACACTGGTGAGTTTAACGGAATGATTGCTGGTAATGCGTGGGGAGCATTTAACGCTCTTACTGAACGCCTTGATTGGTACCGTACTGCTCGCACTGGTAATGGTGAAAGCATGTTTGCTGCTGCTTCTGGATTTGACCCTGCAACTAACGCAGAGAAAAATCGTTTGCTAACTGTTGTGCAAAATACTTTGCAACTAGTTTAGTAAAAAAATCCTGAGCATGATTTTAAACTGCTCTACTGGTCCCATAGATCAATTGGTTAGATCGTTACCCTGTCACGGTAAAGGCTACGGGTTCAAGTCCCGTTGGGATCGCAAGGGCCCGAGTATAACATTTTTGTTATAATTGTATTACGTTGACATAACATTTTTCCCATTTTCTCATTACGGATAGTTGACTTTTTTCCCATTTTGTAGGATAATTAATTCATAACCACACATTGGGAGGATTAATGTTAGGATATACATATAAAGATATACAGGCCTTTGGTAATAGTTTAACTTGGGCTATTGATACCGCCAAATCTCAAGGGGATGAACAAAACTATAAACAATTACTAATAGTATGGGACTTCTTTGAAGGTTTGTTAGCAGAAGGTTACATAGATGAGAACACATACTATGGATAATTTTATTAAAAACTATATTGAATATATGAAGATTCATTTAATTAGTCTTGAACAAGATAGATTAAACACAGACTATAGATTCTCTGCTAATGAATGCTATGAACTAAATGGGCAGATAAAAGCAACCGAACACCTGTTGTCAGTGGCTAACGATATACTGAATAACGATATTCAAGGAAAGGGGTATTAGTGAGTGACAAGTATCCATTAATCCCTGAGTATCTAACTAAAGGGCTAGAGGACACATCTATCCCCCTCATTGACCTAATGCATGGTTATCTTAAGAATGAGATGTTGGACATGGAAGGACTCCTTGACGGAGACAACGATGACCGATTCTTGCAAGGATATATGCAGGCATTGACAAACTGCTACTGCATGACCTATAATCTATCTATAGACCGCAAAAGAATAGAGGAGGCCCATGAATGACCTTATAGAACTTATAGAGCAAGAATGGTTTAATAAATTTATTCCTATGTTAAGCGATAGCAATAGCGATAACAATTTTGCCCTTTTTGATTTATTTGACGGTAATAATAAGTTTATGCTTGAATCATACCCTAAAGAAATAGATATGATTAAATCTGGGGTTAACGAGTATATTTGGACTGTTAAAAAAGATGATAGCGGTGATTATTATATAGTTAATGGACATTCTGATACTGATAGGATTGGTTACTTTATTGCTACTGTTCCTTTTGATCAACAATTAAACTATAAAATAAAAATAATATCAGATATTGAGACATTAAAAAAATTAGGACTGAGGGAAGTTTTATCAAAAGAAGGAGACCAATGAACGACCTAATAGAACTTACAGAGGAAGAGTGGTTTGAAACTTTTCAACCACTTCCAAACCTTATAGACCCTAATGCCTCGTTTAACGATGGGGAGCAAGGGTATATGTTTGAGACATATGGCGCAGAGTTAGATGTTGTTAAAGCCCACGACCCTAATAGGATATGGACTTATTGTGACGGAGACAATGGCGGTACCTATATATTTCAGGGTATGCGTATAGTTAATAGGATTGGGTACTTTATAACTTCCGTGCCATTTGATGGTAGCAAGGACTATCAGATACAAATCAGTAGTGATGATGTGTATGAGTGTCCTACCTGTAATCTGGTTTGGGAAGATGAGATGGCTATCCTACATTATGACAAGTTTGAGGATTTGGAAAAATGCGCTGGTTGCGCTACAATGGAAGAAATCAAAGAGATAGAAGAAATGGAGAACCAAACTCTTGGCTAAATGGGAAATAGAAGTAATATTTGAACCAACAGGCGACTACATGAATTTTGTGTATGAGACTGACAATGAAGACGAAGATACCATTTTTAAAGAGGTAGCAAACCAACTATCAATCGTACCTAACCTAGTAGAGAAAAACGAGGTAGAGTAATGGGAGCCCGTTGCACATTCGTATTTAAACAATCAGAGGACCTAGCAGTAGCGCTGTACAGCCATTGGGGCGAAGACAGCATGTATGAAGATCTTGCTCGTGCTCTGCAGCATGCCGCTCCACGTAAAGGGGACACTGAATACTATACACGTATGGCTATTAGTTATCTAATGCAAGATTCTATCTTGGACGAAACAGGGTTTGGAATCTATGCATGTAATCCTAATGACTTAGGGTTTGCGGACCATCCAATATTAATTGACCTGACTAATAACACTATCAGTCATGACACTGTTAACCATAAAGACATTGATAGTTTTATTAATTATAATTCGCCTGATCCAGTTACAAAGGATGCAGGCATTCCGACAGCGGGGGTAGGGGTCACCCTTCGCTAGTTAATATGGGGAGGGCGTGAACTGTGGTGGGTTGCGCTCTCCCCCCTTCCTTTGATACAATGAGAGGTCATGATGAGAGTTAGAGTTCTAAGAGCCAGCAAAGAGGAAAAGGTAGCGGTAGCCATAGGTAGGCTATTGTCTGACTTTCACCTTGACTTGGAAAAGGTTGGATTTTATTTGGCTAAGGCTTTACCATATACAGTTTATCGCAGGGCATTGGAAGTATTATCAAGTGCTGAGTTCCAAGAGAACGAAGTAGAACAAACTAGGATTGGATATCGCAATGACAGACTTTACTAAGGTTTGTGAGATTTTAGGTAGTCTATACTCTAATTATAGGGATGATGAGGAGTTAGATGATTTTATGGACTTTAATGATTTAGGGCTACCCCTTGCTTATCTGTCTGCTGAAAATCTTTGTCAGGTATCAGATGACGGTGCTAGATACATAATGGAAACCTGGAACTTGTTTTTACAAAGTCTTAATTTAGAGGATACTGGTAATTGGGATAGCCTAGATGATTTGTTAGGTTCTGCCGATGACAAACTAAATTAGCACAAACGGCTCGGGTAACACATTGCCAAACCTTTATTTACGAAAAACATATTACGATCCCAAACCTTTTTTTCCAGATTCATGGACAAACCTTCCAAACCTTATTTTCTAAAAAAACATTACGATCCGCTAGAATATTTTCCAGATTCATGGTTACTATAGGGATATTGGGTATCTTTTTTATACCCGCCCAAATGGATAATAGTTTAAATTAAGAACTGCCCTAAACCTTTGGTCTGTACAACTGGTTCCAGTATGCCAGGCCTGTGAATCAAAAATAACAATTCTATTCTCTATAGATTCTATTTTGATTCCATCTATAAATTTTGTATACCCATTATTATTATTTAAATAAAACACGGCAGTTAACAAACCAGTATTAGTTGTTAAATCTTTATGATATCCATATTCAAGCAGTTCTTCAGTTCTCATTGTCATATTTGCTTTTATTTTTACTATAGCCAATGGATTAATTTTTTTTATTAATGGATTTAAAATATTAAAATGGTCTGACTTTATTATATGTGTATTATAGAATGTATGTACAAATTGAAAACTATCTTTAGATTCAGCCTCTTTTTCACTTTCACTTACTTTTGACTTATTGTAACTCCATGGGATTGCAGGACTAAGTATAAAATCCTGTATTTGTTTAAAATCTTCTTTGTCTAAAAAATTATCTATAACCCAATACTCTGGTTTGTTTGCCATCTAACAAGTATATCATTATCTTAACAAACCTTCATATTAAATATAATGATATAATTTGGCTATGAGCCCAAGACCTTTTTATAAACAACGATACACCCCCTACTTCCAGAGTGCTCATTATCTTAATGAGTCTAACTCATCTAAAATGGAAAAAAAGATAGAAGCCTTTATAGTTACTGTGTTTTATATACTTACTTTAATACCTCGGAAAATTTTTAGATTCCGTGTTCGTCGTCACAAATAGTACTATCAGACATTACGAAGCGGGATTTATAATCCCATTTCCCACAATATAAAACATACCAAACCTTTCTATATTTTTTCTTGGTTTTTTAAATATTATCCAAACCTTTCTAGATTTTTTCTCTGGTTTTCTAATACTTTTATAACTTTTTTGTTATGTTTTTATAGGGGTTTTATAGTTGACAAACCATGGTTTTGGGGATATAATGCATGCCCAATATGAAGGTTTGGAAGGTTTGAAGGTTTGGGGATGGGAGGTTTGGCCGCCAGAACATTACGACGCCATCTATAAAAACGCTCAATCACCCACTATCCTCCACTTTGCTCCATTCTAACCCAATCTCAAAAATATCAGTAAGAAATAAGTTGTGGATTTTTGTCTCTAAAGTCGTTAGCATCTTTAAATATTGGGTCTTTTAAACTTACTCTAAGGTGTGTATAGTCTTTTACATTATATGGATCAAAAAACCTTATAAACAACATTTTAACATATTCTCCATCTTTAAACTCCTTATGGGTTCTCCAATGAATCTCTTGATTTTGATTAAAGATTAAAGCAGAGTTGTCTTCTAACCTATAAGTCTGCCTATTTAATCCAAGATCCCAAACCGTATTAGATGATAATTGCATGTTAAAAAGTAACTCATTTTGATCTCCATCAAAGTGTGGAGGTATATCAGGCTTACCATATAAAAGGTTATACTCTACACACAAAATGTTACTTATAACAAGATTGCTATGTCCTAAATCATTTACAATGTTTTTAAATTTATGCAATATGCTTGGATTAAACAGTAGTTTTAAATCAGGAATAGTCCTTAATCTGCCAAATTCACTTTGTATTTTTGAATCACATTTTACTATAATTTCTTCTATATCTTTTATTTCTTCTTCAGAGAGTATGTTCTTTATGATGGATATAGCCATTTAAATATTATATCATTTTTTTAAGCGGTATCTAAATTATTTAAATAATGATATAATTTTTTTATGGAGTATACAATAGTAACAATTCCCAGAACTGGAAGCAATTATTTAGATGGCCTTATAACACAAAAAATACCTTATTTTCCTAGTATAGTTAGAACACATGAATTTTTTGAAAACCCAGGTCACATAATAACCTTAGCCAGAGATCCAAAAGATGCAGTTTTGTCAAGATTAGCAATGAGGGCTGCCTACGCTAAACAAAATCTTACCCCATTTCCAGATAAATTTCAATCTTTTAAGTTTATGGTTGATTATATTAATATGGGAGAAAGATTATATAAAGAAGCCAGAATTATAATAGATTACGATGATTTAATAAATTATCCAGATAAGGTAATAAAATATATAGCAAAAGATATGCAAAGGCCATACAAGAATATTGAGTATAAAAATGATTTAAAGGATAAAGAAGATAAAAGTTATTTAGTTAGTAGTAAAAACACCACTTGTTACACTGAGTTAAAACCTTTAGTAGACTCCTTAGATTTTACTAAGGCATACAAGGTATACCATAAAATGTTATCTAGGGCTATAAAGGTACAAACCGACGGTATTTAACCATCGCCCTGGCTCCATATTGTTCATATTCTAATTATCCTAAAAAGATAAATTAACGTGGTATACTGTTTTTATGGAAGAATTAATAAATCTAATTAAAGTTCTGCTTGCAGATAATATCACCCTTAAACTTAAGGCTCATGGATATCATTGGAACGTAGAGGGAATTGAGTTCTCACAATATCATGATCTTTTTGGTGAAATATATGCAGACTATGAGCAAGCAACAGATACATATGCTGAATGGCTTAGAAAATTAGATACATATGCACCATATAAATTATCTAGATTTATACAGTTAAATGAAATTGGAGAACCAGAAGTTACATCTGATCCAGTAGTAATGTCAAAAGATCTTTTAATGGCAAACGATATGGTTACAACAAAACTTATAAATGCATTTGATATGGCAACGGCTCAAAGACAACAAGGACTTGCAAACTTTTTTGCAGATCGTATGAGTATGCATCAAAGATGGCACTGGCAGTTATCTGCTTCAGTAAAATAAATTTCTATAAAATAATATAAGTATACACACCTTCAAACCTTTATATCTGGCTATGGGGATATCAGTCTATAAGGTTTGAAAGGTTTGTTATTACACTAGGGGTTATGGGGATACTTTTGACTTCCCCGCAAAAATAGGATACTAACCGATAGTGCCCTCTTAGGGCATTGGAAGGTTTGCTAGTTCTATTTTGCGCCGAACCTAATAGATGATATACTTTATAAATGGCCACCATTGTTGATATTGACGATACTCTTCTTAGAAACGGAACTCAACCTATTCGCAGAGTTATTGATTATGTCAACGCTTTGCCAGGTGCTTTGATTATTGTAACGGGAAGAAATGTATCACAGCGTAAAGAAACTGTGGCAGCATTAAGAGCAGCAGGGGTTAAGTATTCTAGACTTATTATGAATCCAGGCTCTTCTGCAGATACCGCCAAATATAAGTATGAGGTTGGAGTTAAACTAAAATCTCAAGTTAGTTTAGCAATTGATAATAATGCAACAATGAGAGCAGCATATTCTAGAGCAGGAATACCAACAAAGGATCCTGCTACTATTACGGACATGAAAAAATTTTGGTCAGCATTTTTTAGGCCATAAGATTTACTCTATTTTGCGCCGAACTTTATGCTAAAAAATTAAGGCACTGTTCTCATTATCTTATATGAGTATTGGTTTAAAGGATCATAATCATATCCACCAGTGTTTTTGTTATACCGTCCGATTAATGCGTTATATCTTTCAACTATATCAGCAAGCATAGTATTGGCTTTATCGATGTCACGACCATGTGCATCTTGTTCTCTTATTAAGTCTAATCTACTACTTGCAATAATATCACTTGTATATCTTATGCAGTAATTACTTTGGTCTAAGGTCATCTTACGAGCCTGTTTTAAATCCCCGCCAATAAACAACAAAGACAAACCAAGGATTAGGATTAGGGCGGTTTGAACCCAGATAATAGTTTTAATTTTAATACTCATACTCACCTATTATAGCCTACAGTTGATATAAAGGTCAAGTTAGGGGTGTACTAATTTAATTGACAAACCCCCCTAACTTTGATATACTGAATAGATGTTCTGCTTTAAGTGTGGCAATAAACTAATAAACGGCGATTGTGGTTTTTGCCTTGATAATTCAAACGCCCTAAGAGAGTTTGAGGAAGAAGATGAGTAATTGGACCGAAGAGTTATCAGATGAGCATAAAGAACAAATCTGGCACTTTATTGTAGAGACTGTTAAAGAGATTCGTGAACAGATTGCTGTAGACATTGAAGGTACCAGTGACCTTTGGAAGGCTAAAGGCCTTAATAAATCCCGTCGAACTTCTAAAGCATTTCAAATATCTGCTGCAATTGCAAGGGGCCAAAATGAAATTTAATTTAAAAAATAGTATATTAGATACATTAGAGTATTCTAAAAAATTAATTATTTCTCCTGACATTGATGGATTTATGACTGCTAAGTTAATTAATAAATACAATGGATCAATTGTCGTTGGGGCATACGATAAAAACATTTTAACTATTGCTGAAGGCATTAATCCAGAAGACTGTCTTTTTGTAGATTGTGACATGAATACGCCAGAGTTTGTTTCTATTGGCAATCATATGCGATTGCTTTCTGATAATATTTCTGTTGAGTCTTTTAACCCTAATCTGCATTTTGAAGTAACAAAATATACAGATAAATTTCCTTATGCAACTTGTTTTTTAATAACATTTGCAACTGGCGTATTAACTTCTGATCTTGATAAAAATAAAATGGCATATGCAGACTCTACATATAAAAATTTAATAAAGTATGAACAAAATATGAAAAATTGGGCTTTAAGGTTTTATCATAACGAAGTAGAACGAATTTTAAATCCAAGATTATCTGATCATAATGAAAGATTGTGGGTAGAAAAAGAATATCCAAAGCAATCATTTCTTTCAAAACAATTTGGTAAAACTAGATACATAAAAGCATTAAATGATGCACTTATATCAGAAAAAATAAATCATTTACCAATTGTTCACGGCACAAAATATAAAACAGGATTAGTAGACAAGAATACTGTAATAACTTATAACAAGGATATAATTTCATATGCAGAAATATATTCTGGAGAATATTCTGTTACATATAATCAAATAGCCGATTGGGAATAAACATTAACTTTCATAAATACTTTTATTTTGAAATAAATTATTTAAAACTTTATCAAAAACTCCTTTAAAGGCTGCGTCTTCTGTTGATAAATATACGGATCTTTCTGTTATTTCGTTAGACCTTGAAAGATGTCTTCTATTTACATAAATTTTAACATCTTCCATTTGTGAACCACCAACTTCAAACATATTTCCATACATGGATCTCCATAAACAACTTGGATATTTTTTTATTATAGTTAATAGTTTATCTTTTTCCATTAACATAGGAGTATGTAATTCATAATCTAATGCTTTATTAATGCCATTTTCAATTAACTTATTGTTAGTTAATATTAATTTTTTAATATACAATGATGAGCCAGTAATTTTAACATATTTGTTTATTTTATCCAAAAGCAATCCACTATAAAAATAATCAATGTTGTCTATTTTTTTAATTATAAAAAAATCATCATTCATTAATATAAAGTTATTTGATATTTTATCAGAGTTACAAACAGCATGTAAATTATTTAAAGCATTTGTATATTTATTGTGATTTTGTTCTATTGGTATGTGGTATCCAGAATACCAGTTAGGCTTGCCACCTACTACCCAAACCTTTGCATCTGGAAAACTATGAAGAACAGATCTAATAGAGTATCTTAACTCTTCGTTATCGCCAGATTTACATATGTAAACAAAATCCATTAAATACCCCGCTTTATTATAAGTATATCAGAATCTGGTATACTGATATAAACATAGAATAGGTGCGATCCTTGGCTAATATAATATTTCTGGGTAATTTTGAAGTGCCTTATAGTAGCGAGAACCATCATGCTAAGTCTTTGGAATCTCTTGGGCATACCGTGCAAAAATTACAAGAGAAAAAAGCGGGCAGTACAGAAATATTAAATGCAGCATTAAAGTCTGATCTATTCATATGGGTACACACACATAGATGGCAAACCCCAGGATCTAGAACAATGACAGATGTATTAAAAGAATTAAAGGTTGCTGGCATACCTACTATGACCTATCATTTAGATTTATGGTTTGGTATTGAGCGTGAAAAAGACTTAAAGAATGATGATTTCTACACAAACATAGGTCATTTCTTTGCTACAGATAAGTTAATGTGTGATTGGTTTAATGAAAACACACAGGTTAAAGGACACTTCTTGCCTGCTGGAGTGTATGACAAAGAGTGCTACATTCATGAAGAGTATAATCCACATAATTTTGAAAACGATATTATTTTTGTTGGTAGTAAAGGCTATCATCATGAACATAAATACCGTCCAGAGTTGATAGACTTTTTAAGAAAGACTTATGGTAAAAGATTCTTACATGTTGGCGGCGATGGTGATACTGGAACTGTTCGTGGAGATGCATTAAACCGTATCTATGCAAAGAGCAAGGTAGCGATAGGTGATAGTTTAAACATTAATTTTAACTATCCTTACTACACTAGTGATAGGTTGTTTGAGAGTACTGGTCGTGGTGGTTTTACTATCTACCCTCGTATCAAAGGGCTTGAAGAATATTTCAAAGACGAAGATGAGATTGTATTTTATGAACACGGCAACCTTGAAGATCTAAAAAATAAAATAGATAAGTATTTATTGGACGGGGTATCAAGAGAAGTAATTAGATTTAACGGACACGAAAGAACAAAGAAAGAGCACACCTATGTTCATAGATGGGGTACAATTATAAGTGAACTAGGGGTAAAATGAAAAATATAGCAATAACTGGTGCTACAGGGCTACTTGGATCTCACCTATCAAACCACTACCTATCAATAGGTTATAACGTATTTGTACTGCTAAAAGATGAGCATAGTCGCACAGAACTATCTAAAGATGTCAATAGAGTGTATGGAAGTATTAATAATAAAGTTGATGTTGATTTCTTTATAGAAAAATCAAGACCAGATTATTTTATTCACCTTGCAGCACAGACACAGGCTTATGATTCAATCAAATACCCATACAATACATTTTATACAAACGCTGTTGGAACTTTAAATGTTCTTGAGTCATTAAGAGAATACAAAGAGTGCAAGTCAATTATTGTTGCTTCTAGCGATAAAGCCTATGGTGAATTGACCAATGATGAATATTTTGAAGATCACATTCTTAATGGCATATATCCTTACGATGCCTCTAAGTCTATTACAGATATTATGTGTAACTCATATAGAAATACTTATAATATGCCAATTGTTACTACCCGTGCCTGCAACATTTATGGAACTGGTGATAACAATACACAAAGATTAATTCCTGGAATTGTAAAAGCATACAAAGAAGATGCATTATTTACAATAAGAAATGATGGAAGAGATATTAGAGAATACATTAACGTCAAAGATGTTGTTTCAGCATACGCTAGCATTCTTGCATACGGGGAAGAAACAAACAACATTCCATCATTTAATATATCATCTGGAGAAAGATATTCCACGCTTCAAGTATTTAACATTGTTAAAAGTGTAATTGGTAAAGAAATTAAACATGAAATAATTAAGAGTGATGGATTTGAGATTAAAAAACAGTTTATGAATTCGTCCTTGCTACAAGAAAAAACTAATTGGAAGCCAAGTCATACTATGAAAGATAGCATGAAAGAAATTATTGATTTTTACATGGACAGTAAGTGAATATAAACTTCGGATGTGGAGGCATTCAGCCTTCTAATTGGACCAACATAGATCTTGATCCAGAGTTTAAAACTGAATATAAAGATTTAAGTTTAATACTTGATAACTCTTGCGATACCATTGTTTGTCATGCAATAATTTGTTGTGTTAAGTATCATGATATTGAAAATGTGTTGTCAGAATTTTATAGAGTCTTGAAGCCAACTGGAGTTGTAAGAATTAGTCTTCCAGATATCGTGTCTGGTTTTGATGCATATAAGAATAACAACATTAACTTTTTTCCTAATTCAGAAGATGACTTAGATAAAAGATTTTCTGCATGGCTAACTTGGTATTCACAATCGGCATCATTATTAACAAGTAAAGCATTGCAATATAAACTGCAGGCTGTTGGTTTTAATGACCTTGCTGAAACACAATTTAAACAAACAAAATATTCAAATGAAAAAATATATGAACTTGATACAAGAGAACATGAATTTTATTTTGTGGAGGCAATGAAATGATAGAGATGATTAAAACAATTTTAAATGGAGAGTTTGAAATTGTGCTTCCAAAACATCGTGCAGATAGACCAGAGTGGCATAGTGAAGCAGGTTGGGAAAAGTTAAGACTTAAATCAATGAATGAACATATTGGAAAAAAAGATGTTGTTTATTATGTTGGTGCAGAAGAGGGAGAGTTTCCAGCATTATGCCAAATGTGGGGAGCAGAAGTTGTACTCTTTGAACCAAATCCAAAAGTTTGGTCTCATCTTCCAGAAACTTGGTCTGCTAATAAATTAAAATTGCCAATGATTTGTATTCCTGGATTTGCTTCTGATAAAACAAATGATCTTGCACGTGTTTATTATAATGAATGGCCACCAGAGGCTGACAATGAAATTGAAGCAGCACATGGATTCAAAGAGTTATATCTTGAAGGAGATAATTATGGTCAAACAACTATAGATAATTGCGTTTATAATTTATTGATTAAACCGCCTACCGCCATTTGCTTGGACGTAGAGGGTAGCGAATGGAAGGTCCTAAAAGGGGCTGAGAGGGCTATTAGAGAGTACAAACCCAAGATTTGGTTATCTGGACACCCTGAGTTTATGCTACAACAATGGAATGAATCTTTATATAATCTCAGACAATGGATAAAGGGGTTTGGGTATAAAGAAACTCTTTTAGACTATCAGCATGAGGTTCATCTGTTTTATGAGTAATCTAATATTTTCTCCACACACAGATGATGCAATCTTTTCATTAGGTGATTATATTGTTGACAATGATGATGTTTTTACAATTGCTTCCGCATTTGCTGGTATACCAACAGATGATGTTGGATATAAAAAACATACTACATTAAGACAAGAGCATTACGAAGCCTGTTCTATGATCAATGCTAAAGTTATTAATGGAGATTTGTTAGACGATGTTTATGGTAAACAAAACGAAGAGCGTTTAATTAATTGGATAAAAGATGTTATAGTAAATTTTGATAATGTTTATATTCCATTAGGAATTTATCACCCAGACCATATTTTTTTATCAGATATCTTAATTGATTTGATGAAAGATTTTAATAAAACATATTTTTTATATGCTGAATTGCCATATAGATTGCTATATCCAGAGTTGCATAGAACAAGATTAAGAATATTTGAATCAAACCATATTTTAGAAAATATTCCTATTAATTTTACACAACATAAAATTGATGCAATAAAAAAATATAACTCACAAATAGCACTTGTACATAATCCATCGTACATAGACGAAGATTTAATTGACAAACTGGTTGCAGAAGAAAAACTATGGAAAATTAAAAATGATTAACGCATACCTTTATTCAGTTAAAGAAGAAGACTGTGCTGCTGATAAGTGGGACTATGGCTTATTAAAAGAATTTTTTGATAAAAACAAGATTGTCCCAGAAAGAGTAACAGCCTTAGTTAATAAAGATAGGGCGTTTGTTGTTGTTCCTGGACCACAAAACATAGGTCATGAAGAATTAATATCTGATGAGTTAAATAAAATAAATAGAGTGGTTTTATTTATTACTGGTGACGAAAGTGGATCTTTTGATGTAGATAAAATTAAACACAACAACATTGAGATATGGATTGCATGTCCTCATGATAAACATAAAAAATATAATAGATTAGCACTTGGTGTTCCACAACACTTGAGTAAAAACTTACCAGATTATCAGGATAAATCCTATGATGTATTTTTTGCAGGGCAAATAACCCATGCAAGAAGAAAAGAACTGGCAAAAGTGATGCCATCAATACCAAACTCCTTCTATGAGCCAACTACTGGATTTGCACAAGGTTTAGTTCCTAAAGTATATTATGACAAAATGTTTATTAGTAAAATTATTCCATGTCCAAGTGGTGCAGAGGTTATAGATTCTTTTAGATTTTATGAGGCTATAGAAATGTTATGCTTACCAATAGGAGATAAGTTAAATTCAAAAATGCAAGAAACAAACTTTTTTAATCTTGTTTTTAATTCTGATTTTCCAGTAGAGGTTACAGATAATTGGCATCACTTAAAAAAAATGATTCCTCGTTTAATTGAAAACTATCCACAAAATATGCATCAAGTAGTTTGCTGGTGGATGAAATATAAAAGAGATCTTAGTATTAAGTTAATGAGGCAAGTAAATGCATAAAAGAGATATAACTATAATTCTTGCAACATCAGTAATTCCAGATCATCCTAATACTGCAATGATAGAGCAAACTATTAATGATATACGATTTCATCTTCCAGACAATGAAATCATTATGCAAATAGATGGACTAAGGGATGAACAACTTAATCGTAAAAAAGATTACGATGAATATAAAAATCGCATATTGTGGAAATGTTTACATCAATATAAAAATGTATTACCAATAATTTTTGATAAACATAGTCATCAAACCACAATGATGAAAAGAACTATTAAACTTATAGATACTGCAGCAATGCTTTACGTTGAAGGTGATGCTCCTTTAGTTACAGATTATGAAATTGATTGGCAAAAATGTTTAGACATGTTAGAACTTGGTCATGCTAATACTATTCGTTTCCATCATGAATCGGAAATTCCAGAGCCACACAAACATCTTATGTTTGGATTAGAAAATGGTTTTATGAAAACATCACAATGGAGTCAAAGACCACATTTAAGCACTGTAAAATACTATAAAGATATAGTTTTACCATTTTCTGATGAAAAAACTTTTATTGAAGATAGGCTTCATGGAAAAGTTCAAGATGATATATTTCCATATGGTGAATTTAATCAAGAAGGATGGGATACACATAAACTTTGGATTTATCACCCAGAAGGACAAATCAAACGTTCTTATCATTTAGATGGTCGTCAGGGTACAAGAAAATATACCAAGGATGACGATGCCTGGGGGTATTCCGAATGAGATTAGGAATTATAGCAAGATGTGACAATACTGGTCTTGGTAATCAAACTAGAGAATTAGTAAAAATGTTAAATCCTGACAAAATTTTACTTATTGATTCACACTCTTTTAATAATAATAAACAATATCCAAATTGGTATAATGGATATAGTGTAATAAAAACAATAAGAGGCATGCCTAGAACAAAAGAAATTCTTAGTTTTTTAGATGATATCGATGTTGTTATTAGTTGTGAAACATTCTATCATTTAGATTTTATTGATATAGCAAGAAAAAGAAATATAAAAACAATCTTACAGTATAACTATGAACTATTTGGAAATATGGTTAATCCAGAGTGGCCATTGCCAGATGTTTTGCTTGCCCCAAGTATTTGGAATTTGGATATTGTTAAAGAAAAATTTGAATCAAAATGCAAGGTAACTCACTTACCGCCACCAACAGATACATCATTATTTAATGTTGTAAGAGAAAATAACCTATTAAAAACCCATAAACGAATACTTCATGTTGCTGGTAAAAAAGCAGCCAAAGATAGAAATGGAACTAATACTGTGGTAGAAATGCTTAAGTATTCTAATGCAGATTATGAACTTGTGGTAGCAACACAAACTCCTTTAGATTTTATAACCAAAGATAGCCGTTTAAAAATAAACAAAGATAATGTTACAAATAGAGAAGATTTATATAATGACTATGATGCTATGGTTCTTCCTAGACGTTATGCTGGTCTTTGTTTACCTATGAATGAGGCTTTAATTTCTGGTTTACCCGTTTTTATGACAGATATATCACCTAATAATCAAATACTTCCTAAAGAATGGTTAATAAAATCAGATAAAATTGGAGAGTTTAAGACTAAGTCAATGGTAGATATTTATGAGGCTAACCATGAAGAATTAGCAAAATCTATTGATAACTATTTTAATAATGTAAATATATATGATAGCAAACAAAAGGCCATAGAAGTTGGATTTAATAATTTTTCAGTTGAAGTATTAAAAGATAAATGGTTAAATATTATAAATGAATAAACAGAAAAGCCAGCCTATCTCTAGACTGGCTATCTGATAGAAGATTATTTACTTCTTCTTAGCAGCCTTTTTTACTGGTGCCTTTGCAGACTTAAGAGCCTTTGCAACTTCATCAGCATCAGGTAAAATACCGAATGCTTTATCGTTTGGATTGAGTGCTCTCAATGCGACGGGCGCTACAGCAGCAACTAGTGCAGCCCATAGATCCTTTGGATCTGTAACTCCTGCCATGTATAGTGCAAGACCTGATGCAAGAACTGAGCGACCATATGATGCCAGCATTGCCTTTGTCTTATCGTTTAGTACTTTTTCCATTATTCCTCCTAGGATATAATTTGTGTTATTATTGTAAAACCAATCCATAGACCAATAATTCCTGCAACTCCTGCAAAAACTGGTGGTGCTGGGACTGGCAATTTGAATGCTGCAAACACTACACCGCATCCAAAACCTGTAATAATTGATAGCAAAACATCTTTCATGTTATTTTTTTTCTTGATCCATCTCTGGTAAAAGCGCTAAAAGTTTATTAGAATAGTTATCTAAACCTTCTATTCTTAATTCATCTGAAACCTCTTTAATGGTTTGCTGTGACTTTTCAATGTATTCAAAAGCCCAATCTCTTGAATCAGAAAGAAACTTTATAAAGTTTTCTCTATGTATTGTATCGTCAGACATACTGGTACCATTGTTTGCTTGATAGTTTAATTCTTCAAGTGCCTTGGTTTTTATAAAAAGTTCAGCCAACAATAAGTTAGACTTTTTTAGTTTATTAAAAGTAGCCAAATAGGACAGTCCAAAAGAAAAAGATAGAATAGCAAAAAATATCAAAAAGATTGTTTCCATATTATCTATTGTATCCTATGCTAACCAACATTAAAAATCATCTTCTTCAATGTCAAATAAATCTAAGTCTGATAACTGACTAAGCCTTGAAGCAAAAAACAAATTAATTGCAACAAGAATAGATATTGTTGATAATATTAATATAATTATTTTATTTTTCATTTTTCTATTGTTCCTTTACATCTAATACAGGCTAAATAGTCTTTACCAGTAAACGGACAAGATCCAGCATCAATAAATGAGTGACCTTTTATTTTACATTTGACATATACAATTAAATCTTTTATCATTTCATGGCCTCTCTTGTAACTAACACAATTGCTCCATTATCTTCTAAAGCCTTCTTTACCTTTACCATATATTCTACAGCATGTCTTTTTTCTGTGTCAAATAGACGCATAAACATAGCCTCATTGGCTTTAACTGTAATAAAATGTTCATTATCTATAATATCTACTTTAAAATTTTTAGGCGCTAATATCGAATGAAAGGCCATTTTCATTTGATCTGTATACATTACTTTCTTCCCCACTGAATCTTATTCCATCCACGCTCGTGTGCGTAATAAATAAATACTTTAACTACCGTTTCCCAAAAGGCAATAGCACCTGAAAGTGTTGCATCTCCAGTAATCACATATGCAACAACAAATGAAGATAGGGTTCCCCATATACGATAACTTAGTGCTTTAGTAAATGATCGTGCCTTGGTTACTGTCATAGCATAGGCTCACTATCGTCTGTTCCGCCAAAATATTTTTCTATAACATAGACCATAATTCCAGCAAATACAAACGATATTATAAGAGCGGTGAATATATCCATAACCTATATTCCTAATTCTTTACGTTTTTGTGTTGCAGAAATAGCATGAATGTCTGCACCTAAATCTACCTGTTCAATCTTATACCCCACATCACGACCATAAACAATGTTGGTAATGTTAGGTAATTTTAATACTAATGCGCCATCCATAAATTCATCTTTGGCAATATATTCTTTTACCTGATCAAACTTGAGTGGATCTTTTTCACTTGTATTATATGTATTTCGGATTCCAAGTAATACTTGTTTGGTTCGTTTACCCGCTTCTTTATATAAAGCGTGATGACCTTCATGCCACGGCTGATAACGACCAAGCATAAGTGTTGTTGGTGCAGACCAATCATGTAAATTATGTTTTTGAATTATATGAAATGCTTTTTCTTCAGCATTTAATTCATGATTAGAAAAATACACATTAGCAGTTTCAGGACGCTCAAACATTTTGTTAGTGTCTTCAAAACGGCCTTCAACAATTGTATCCATAAATACTAAAATGTCTGCCTTGCCAAATGCTTCTCTTGTAGCATCTGTAGGACATACAAAATCTACAATTACTGGGGCAACTCCTTGATTAGCAATAAGCCTTGCCATTGCACCCATACGTCTTGCTTGCTCTATGCGATCTTCAGGAGCAAACCCAAGGTCAGAGTTAACTGTAGAGCGTACCTCATCTGCATTAAGATGAATAGCATTAATACGTTCCTTCAATGCTTTTGCTAATTCTGTTTTACCAGAACCAGGTAGCCCAATTATTTGTATAATCATTCTATTTCTCCATTGTTAAAGATTGCCAAGTATCTGACCAGTCTTCTTTGGTTTTATGATTGTTGAATTCTTTTGAAATTTCCCCATCTTCTAAGTATACACCACCCCAAACACCCCACTCTTTGCCAGATATTCCTACGGCAAAACAAGTTTTTGCTACTGGGCATAATTTACACATGGAGTCAACAATTTTGCGGTTACTTGGATCATCCTCATATTTATCAAAATATATATTAGTATCAAGCCCTAAACATCTAGCATTATCTTTCCATAAATGCTGTTTCATTTTTATTGTCGATACTTATCTGGAATATTCCAACCATTACGACTAGGTGAATAAACTTTATGAAGATACCACTTGTCTTTTATCCTAATACCTGCTGAAGATGTTTTTGCAGTTTTTGATTCTTTTAAATCAATAACATCCCAACCTTGCCAAATTAAATTTTTATTTTTAAAAACAATTTTTTCCATTGTGTTTAAACTTTTAATCAACATAAATACCCCCTAGTATTTAAATATACCAACCTCTATATTTTTTAATTGTGCTTCTGAAACTAATTTAGATACACTTTCATCTGGTTTACTTAAAAATGCAAAATAGTTAACTTGATTTAAATTTTCTTTCATCCAAATTGGAGCAACTTTATAAAATTTTATTTTTTTACCACGTGCTTTCATTCCTTTTTCTGATATATTAGAAAATTCTGAAACAAAAGAATTAACTTTTGCTGGGCCAGCAGAATAGATTATAAAATCTTTATCATCTTTGTGCATATTTGACATGGCAACTCCCATAGAGCGAATAAACACACTATAGTCATTAAAATCAGTTGTACCCTGCACTGCCACGATCATTTTTTTCCCCATCTTTTAAACTATCTAATATAAAAAGCATTTTATCTAAATCTATTTTTGGTAAATTATATATATCGACTGGCCTTGTGGTATTTTTTTGTATTTCACCATTAACAGCCTCTGCGACATAAAACTTATTGTCAGACACCCAATATGCTTTATTACCTAAAACAATAACTTTAATCATACTACTTTCTCTACGTTTTGTCAACTGTGTAGAGTTATCTTTATTTGTTAAAGAAATTGAAAAAAAATGTTTTAATAAGTTATGAACATCGCTTTGACAAAAAAAAGTTTTTGATATTCTTTTTTTTTCTTTTTTCTTTCTTATATTAATTATAGAGCAAATGACTAAGATTGTCAACAATGCTATTATTAATTCTTGCATGTTTAAAATATTCTATTTTTTATCTGCAACGGCTTTGTTATTTGTTTTTAAATTTGCAACATTTTCAAGTATGCTAATCCTATTTAACTTTATTTGTAATTGTAATAAATTAAATTCAAGATCTGTGCTTTTTTGTTTATAAAAAATAACTAATTGTTTTATTTCTTCTAAAGTTAAATCTTCCATTTTTATCCTTTTCTAAAATTAAATGGGCTATTTGCCCAAATCTTTTCTACTTGCTTTTTTTCTCTTTCTACAATTGCACGGCTCCATGAAAATCCTGCATCCCCACCCCAGGCATCCCACATGATTCTACCGTTAGACGGAAACTCTGGACCATCATAAAAACCTTTGCCTTTTTTATCTACTTCATGACGGGAAAAGAAAGAAAACATTCTTTTAACAGTACTAAGAGACATTGCTGATCCATTTACAATATCAGTTGCACGACCCCAACCTACAGGAGTTCCTGCGCCAGTTGCCTTGCCATCTTCTTTCCACTTTAATGCACGACGGGCAGCAGCCTTCATACCAGAAGTAGGGGTATATGTATCAGCCATTCTTCTTATCCCGTTTTTGTTGTTTAGCAACACGTTTTTCTTTAAGAGTCATCTTAGGCTCTTTTTTTGTATTAGCATTAGCCTTTTGTTCTTTATTTGCCATTTATTTACCCCTTTTTTATTTTTGGATATGGACCAAGATCTGCTTTAATTGTACCGTCTTTTCTTAGTCTAACAATTCTGCCATTTTTAATTTGTAAAGAATTAAAAGCGTTGTTTTTAAAATAAGAACCAGAAGATCTATTAGCCATTATTTTTCAAACCTTAGAGGATTAAAGGATCCATCCCAAATACTTTTTGTTGTAGATTGTGACTCTGATTTATACGTACCACCACGACGCTTATATTCTTGAACTACCCAAGAGTTAGCAACTGCAGATGGATAAACATCAAATTTATCTTTTGCTGCTTGAACAACTCTTGCATAAAGTTTAGGGTTTGAAGGAGTTGATCCACCCCTACGTGGTTTAATCATTTCACCATAGTTAGGCTTTTTTGCTTTTTCCATTTCATCTTCCATTTCTTGTGATTTTCCAATTGATGAATCATACATTGCTATTGCAACTTCAGTATTCATAGCCTCATTATTTTGAAGGTCTGGAATAAACAATGGTTCAATCTTTGTTACCATTGAAGATTTTACACCAATTAAATTTTCAGTTTCATCCCATCCATAACCTTCTTCAAACTCAAGAATACGAACTAAAACTACTGGTTCTTCTGTTGAGGCTTTTAAAGAATAATCAGAATACTCTATTCCAAACATACCATCTGTCATTACATATTGAATAATTCCAACATAAACTTCATCTTCACCAGATGCAATAACAAAATCACCTTCTTTTGGCATTGATTTTTCTATAATAGAAATAAATTTTTGTGCAGTACTAGCATAAATAGCACGAGCCTGTGCTTGTGCCTGTGCTTTTGTTGGATGGCATCCATGAACTGTTCCATCTGCGCTTACTGTTGGAAATCCATTGCATCCATAAGAGCCTTTGGCTCCTGCATGATATCCTCCTGCTGGCTTTCCATTTCCTGCTGGCATAATAAACCTCCTAGGCTATATAACGATTATATCAGAGTTTAAAGTTTTAAAAGTCTAATAACTTCAAAAAGGTTCCAACGATCTTCTTTAGACAATTCATTAACAAGATCTTGATTTATTGCCTTTTCTGTTAACGTAATTACTGGGTCTTTAGCAAAAAAATCGAGATTTATAAAGCCTTTTTCCCACAATCTCATAATATTTGTATTTATATCATTTAAATGTTGATGATAAAGATCAGGCATTAATTTTTGTATTTTTGGAGTAAAAGCATAAAGTAATTCACCAGTTTCTTCATCTACAGCAACGGCTTCAACACCTCCATCAAGAATCAGTTTTTCAATTAATTCATCATCATATCTACTCATTTTTAATAAATTTTTCTAATTCATCTTTTGTTTTTGCACCACTTATACGATTTAATTCTTTACTATTTTCAAATAAAATAAAAGTAGGAACTGATTTAATTTCAAACTGTTTAATTAATTCTTTTTCATAGTCAACATCTATCATTTGAAAATTAAAACCTTCTCTTTTCATATCCTCAACAATTGGTCTAACTTTTTTACAAGGATTACACCACTCTGCTGTAAAATAAAATATGTTTTTCATTTTCCAGACTTTGCTCTAGCCTTTTTTAATACTTCAAAATCTTTAATTTTTGTTTCACCAAGATATCCCCAAGCATATCCATCATTAATCATTTTATCGTTTAATGATTCTGTATCACCATTTACGTATATCCAACCAAGAATTCGACCATACTTTTCTGATGAATTCATTTTTTCAGTTTTAATTACAACAGACTTAACATCTTTAAGATGTTTTTTTAAATAATCTTTAGACTCAAGACCAAGAACTTTTTCTGCTTTATCTGTTGTTCTTGATTCTGGAGTATCAATACCAGCCAAACGAACACGAGATGAAAATAAAATATCAAATCCTAAATCAATAATAACATCAATGGTATCTCCATCAACAACATTCTTTACTTCTTTTACAAAATACTCATACATTATATTGCTCCAATTGTTTTGTTTTCTATTAGTTTTTCACGTTCATCAATAACTTCTAACATGAAAGACATCATTTTTTTATATGATTCTGGGTTATTCATTATTTTTTCATAATGATGATTGCAAAACATTAATTCTCCAGAAGCACCTTTTACTTTAATTAATGCTTGTGCTAAGCATTTATCACATCTATCTTTTGCATCTAGTTTCCATTGTTTTGGCTTTGTACTAAGATCATCTTTAATAACACTGCTCATAGTTCTATTATACATCCAATTACTTCTTTCTATTTTCGGTTGAGTAAAATCCATTTCCGTTAAAAATTGTACCTAAATTTGAAAATACACGAACCATTTTGTTATTGCAAATTTCACAGTTATATCCTGGATCTATGTCTTTTATAGATCTTTCTTTAATAAATCTTTTTGCACAAGACATACAATCATATTCATACAATGGCATTTATTTAATTTTCTTTCCAAATTTAGCCCAAACTCTTTCATGAAAAAAATATCCCAATGCTTCCCAACCAATATAAATTAAAGCGCCAAGACTTGCATACTCCCACTCTCCAGTGAAAAGATATATAACTCCAGCAACGCCAACAAGATGAAATGTTTCCCAACTTAATGTTTTAAGCAAAGTTCTTTTAGTTGATTCCAAAGTTTCCTCCTAATAAAGGACAGTTTATTTAAAGACATGTCCAGGTCTCTTATTCTATTATATACTAACTACTATTTTTTAGCAACTTTAATATCAATAGATTTTGGTTTTTTGTCTTCAGGAACAATGCGATCAATACTAATATGAAGCATTCCATCCTTTAGATCAGCACCAGTAACTTCCATGTATTCACCAAGAGCAAATGATCGTGTAAATTTACGACCTGCAATTCCCTTATGAACAATTTCAGCATCAATTACTTCAATAATTTCACCTTTAATAATAAGTGTTCCATTATCTACTGAAACATCAATATTATCTTTTGTAAACCCTGCGACTGCAATAGACAATCTATATGTATCTTCATCTAGTTTAAGAAGATCATATGGAGGGTATGACTGTGAATTTGTTTTATGTGCTGTATTTAGACGGCCTAACTCTCTGTTAAAGCCAATAAAAAATGGATCATTAAATAGATCCATTGCGAACTGTGTTACCATTTTATTCCCCTTTCAAGCGAATAAGTTAATGTATCCCCCGTAGGCAGATACAATACTATTATATCAAACTTTTAGTACCCCCAAGGGGAATTGAACCCCTGTTGCCACCGTGAAAGGGTGGTGTCATAACCACTAGACCATGAGGGCATGGAGCGGATAGCGGGAATCGAACCCACACATTAACCTTGGCAAGGTTACGCACTACCACTATGCAATATCCGCAAAAACATTATTTTAAATTTGTCCCCACACGTAAGGTGCAAGTTTTTCATAAAAGTAATCCTCATCAAATCCGTAAGTCTGCATTAGTAAAAATGACATATCAGAATTTGACTGAATATTTTTTGTGAACTCTACAAACTTATCAAATCCATAAAGTGCTACCAAGACTTCAGTCGCCAATCCCCCCACCCAATAAGAAGTATTTGCAATTGATTGATCTGATGAAGGAGTAAGCATTTTCATTCTACTCTTGAATTTTTCCAAGTTTCTTGACTCAAAATCAGATTTTGCCTCAGCGGGTAAATTTTTATATAAACTTGAAAGCCAATAATATCTTTCACTCAAATTTGGATCAGTTGGATAAAATCCTAATGTCCAACCAAAATAACTTGCTGAACCTTCTGTGTACCAACGAAGCATGTGGGCATTTCGTCCACCGTAACCCATTTGAAATAAATGCGTATACTCATGTGGTCCTGTTTGTTTA